TGGCGTCGGTTTTATATACCAATTTCTTAAAACAAGTAAAGTGAAATACATGATTACACGATAGAGTAAAGGTTGCGTGAGAATCTTTGATTGTATCTAAACAAATGGAACAAACCGAATCCATGTTTCAGTTGAAAGTCAGTTACCTACTCTACGTGGATTACGTTTAAGCTGTGTTGAGCGCTTAGAGTTTATCTTGAGATTTCAAATACGATAGATGATGTCTCTTACACGTAGTCATACCTAACATACATTTAGATCCACAACAATCACCCTTACGTTTCCCAGTTTTTAATGCGACTGAACACGGCTCACATTGAAGTTGAGGTGGAGGAAAATTATCTGTGGGATACAGAGGTATGTGAACACCCCGAATCAACCTGGGCAAAGCATTCACCACCGGCAACAATCCCACAGGCCTCCGACATAACGGACATTGATTTGAGGATTTTCTTTCTGATTGAAATGATTTCATCAAACATTCATAATGATAGGAATGTCCACACGATAATTTATGAACGGCTTTTTCTCTCATTTCATCACCACAAATATCACAACAAGGTTCTTCGGATGAATCCATCGTGGGTTACTTTACTGGTAAGAAGGGATATTTATTTAAGTAAATTAACCTACGTAATACTAAGTATAGTGAATGATTTATCATCACAGTCAAAATTTACAAGAGTTATCGTATCAATTAAAAACCCCTCTGAAATATTCCGATGAATTTACTTTTATCCCATTCAAAGTAAGTAACGATGATTTTATCCTTCAAACTCCTCGTTTATTTGCCCCGTTTGGAATTCAATCGTTTGCTACGGATCAAATTATGATATCCTTTCAAAACAAAACCAACGATACAAAGACCGTAGATTTTTTGGATACTCTCAAACATATTTACTCATTGATTAATTGTCACTATGAAATACAAGGAACACATACTGTGAATGAGTTTATAAAGGAGTATAAGGGAGAGCCCATTTTGAATGCAAAGATAAAATCCGATACACCTATTTTTGATACTCAAAAGAATCGTTGTGAAGACTTGCCTCTATACAGTTATGCGAGTTTTATACTGTATTTGCCTGGATTGTGGGTTATCAAAGACCAAGTTTGGATTCAATGGTATGTATTACAGATACGAGTTGAAAACAACGTTCGGTTAGCTGAGTATGCCTTCAAGGAGGTGTCTAGACCGCCACCGCCACCCCCACCGCCACCGCCACCACCGCCACCACCACCACCACCACTCAACAAATACAAAAAAATGATATCCTTAGGGATACCTAGCCAAGCGGTAAATCATCAAAAACAGCTGGATGCAAAAGCGGGAATCAACCCCCAAGCCTTATTATCGGTTCAACTAAAGAAGTCTAAACCGGTAGCCAAACAAACTCATGGATTTGAAGCCCCGAGTTTGGATTCTCTGCAACAGGCTCTTCAGAAATTACGCTCAATAATTCGGGATCCCTAATATTTTTTTCTATAATAAAGTATATACTATGGCCCCTAGACGAGGACAACGAACTATGAGAAAAGCAAAGAGAATGCTAACCAAAGGCGAGAAGCGTATCAAGAAAGGTGGTGGATCGTATAAGAAAGGTGGATCGTATAAGAAAGGTGGATCGCGTAAGAAAGGTAGTAAGAGGTCTAAACGTTCTTCTAGACGCAAGGGTCGCGTTCCACCGGCTCTGAGAGCTTGGAATGCTCATCTCAACAAAGTGTTTGCCGAGATGAGGCAGAAGGATCCCAACGTTCTTCGTAAGGATGCTATGAAAGAGGCGAAGAAAACCTATAAGAAATAATTTTTTAAATTTGATTTAAACATTTAACACTATTTCAAAGTAGTATTAATTATGCCTAACAAAAAAGGAGGTAAGAATTTCAAGAAAGGTAAAAAGTCCCGCGGATTCAGTGAAAAGAAACAACTCATTAAAAAAGATCCGGATGAATCACAAGAATACGCTCAGGTAATTGCTCCCAAGGGAAATGGTCGATTTGAATTACTTTGTTGCGATGGAGGTAAAACTCGTATGGGAACTGTCTGCGGTCAAATGCGGAAACGAGTGTGGGTCAATCGCTCTGATTTGGTGTTGATCTCTTTGTGGGAAGGAATGACCGATGATACTAAATGCAGTATTGTTCATAAGTATAGCGAAGATGAAGCCAAGCGATTACTCAAAGAAGGTGAATTACCGGCTAATTTCAAATTGAATTTAGATGATCTGGAGTTTGAAGATGACAATGGATTTATGATGGAATTACCCAGTGATTCAGATGAATCTGAGTCAGAATCTGAGTCAGAATCCGAATCCGAATCATCTGATAAAGGAGCCATTGATATTGATGAAATTTAAATCTAAGAGAACGTATAGATATGCCTAAGAAAGGTCGTGGAAAGCAACGGACTCAGATAAAGTATTTGAAGAAGGATAAGAAACAACTTGCGAAAGGTTCCCAATTTAAGAAACAAATGACCCAAGTTTTTTCTGCCTATGGACAACTCAAGCTCTCTACTAAAGACATTCTGAGTGGATTTGATGAATCTGAGAGACAAGCCTTACTTCCAACAATTCGTATGTATTATCGAGCGAATGCCGGTTTGCTGAAACTAAAAGAGAAACAGTTCATAGTAACCATTTTGAAATTAATGACTGTATTTAAGAAGTCGGGTAATTTTAAGGGGGGTGCCGGTGAGCTAGTTCCTTATGACTCACCCGATCAAGAATTAGGTGAATATAGAGGCCGTAGGTCAAATGCTATGGGTAAATTGTTAATGATATTGTCGGTTGCTCTAGTGGCTTATTTGTATTGGATGTTATTTCAACAGATTCAAGAGGATGTCAATTCATTAGAAAATTCAATGGCATTACTTACCCAATCTCCGGACCGAATCGTGGATATAATTTCGGATGGTGTTGAGGATTTTTTCAAAGAAGTTGACCGAAAGGTATCTCAATCAGATATTCTTACGACAGGGTTAGAGGGTCAAATACGTATAGAAGAGTTTGCAAAAGTAACTCCTCTTGATTTACCCTTGGCCATTGGCAGTGGCAACGATCTTGAAAACAGTGCGGGAAGCGGTATGAGTATGATGAATGAATTAACTACGAATATGTCAAAACAATTCAAACATCTGATAGCTTTGAAGGCGGGTATCGTTCAATGTATTTATGCGGGATGGGCTGCGAACGGACGAGAAGGAGCGGCCATGGCACAGTTTGGAACCGCTGCCACGAAACAATTCATTCAAACATCCACTCAAATTGTAACTCAGGTTATAAATGAAAAATCAGACCGAATTGAGGTATTTACGGATAGATATATGGGAAGTCTTGATGAGAATTTGACTGAGGCTCAAAAGAAGGAAAGTCTAGTGGACCTATTGTCTGCCTTTACAGGTTCTCAGGTGGCGATCCAGGCCAGGGGACGTATTTTAGGAGAATTTGAATCTATTTTTACAAATGAACTGATGTATTTTATTACCAATACCGATACACAAGTTAAAAACCGAGTTATGACTGATCTGAGAATTATACTGGAACGCGTCCAACGCACAACGGGATCTATTTACAATACCTTACGATGCATTCAAAAGGTATCCTATGCTGTTATTATACTACCTATTATGAATAAGTTCAAAGACAGAATTGGTGAAAGGATTGGGGAACAGTTAGGACTTGAGGATGGTGATCGGTATTTGGAAGATAGAGCTCGTGGAAAGAAGAAAACAAAACGAAGACGTCCGCGTAAATAAAATATAACTTATAGTATAGAATGTTTTCTTTATTTGGTGGAAGTCCCGTTGTGAGGCGTAAGGCTACTAGACGTAAGGCTACTAAGCGTAAGGCTACTAAGCGTAAGGCTACTAGACGTAAGAGTGTGAGGCGTAAGGCTACTAGACGTAAAGCTCAAAAAAAGAGAGTAGCGAAAGGTAGAAAACGATTCGTTTATGGTGGATCCCCCACGGAACAAGAATTAAACGATCAGGAGGAAAAACTAATTGAGAAGATGTATTACCTAAAATATTATGATCCCTACGCCACTCTCGGCCAAGTTGAATATATCCAGTCTGAACTTCGAAAAATCCGAGAGATGCGAGAGATGATGAAAGGTGGATCACCATTTCGTAATCCAGGGGATCCAAAGAAGGAGTTCCAAGGATTTGCTGAAAATACACAGGTTCGTATGGTTGACCCAGGAGGAGAATTTACCAAGAGTGAGGGTTTAACTCGCACAAAAGACGGAGCCCCACCCACTATACTACAATTAACTACAAATATTATTTTGAAGTTTGTTGAAGGAGGGGGTATCCCTTCAATAGACCACCTACAACCATTATTGGGAGGTGACTTTAGTCAAATCCCTATAGAAAGTGTAATTCTCATGTTGGAATCATATGTAACAACACTACGTAGCGGTGCAAACGTAGGAATACTCAATGGAAGAGTAAGCATTGGTCTCGAGCCAACGCACATTGATATCTTAGAACGCTTGATAGGGGTCCTTACACAACTACAACCACAAGTAGAAGCAGCCAAGGCCGCCAAGGCCGCCGAAGCAGCCGAAGCCGCCAAGGCAGCCGAAGCAGCCACCGAAGCCGCGCTTCTATCCAGACTGCAATCCCTCCATAAAACCCAGACCTCTGAATTCCGGGGACGTAGTCCGACGGGGGTAGAGGACACCACCGCTGTCACCATCGCCACCCCCACCGCGGTTCTCCCTGTCGAAGACGATGAAGATGAAGGCGGATTTTAATAACTCCTTATCGCATATTTTTTATATCTATCATTTTATATGGAGTTGTGTGACGAATATATACACGAACTCATTCAGTTGATACCCGAATTGAATGATTTCTTTCAGTTACCTAAGTATAAACATCTAAGACCGAAGTATACCAATACCTTAACTACCGACTTTCAAAAAAAAGAGAGAAAATTAATACGAAAATATCATACCTTACTGAAAGCGAAACGTGACAAAACTTTCTATGATAAGATCTTTTATGATGATTTACAATTAATGAAAAAAGAAAGCCAGTATTTATCCTTGGATCACGTTCCCATTGATTCTCTGAATAATTTCCCCTTGGATTACCTGTCTTCGCTACAAGGAGAAACGGATTATGAATTTAGTGACAAATCAAGTTATCTAGATTTTTTGAATCGGTTCAAAGGTATTCCAGCGATGACCGCAACCATCATTGACAATATGAAACAAGGTATTCGCTACAAAGATACCTTACCTCGTATGATTGTATTGGATTTACGCGATCAGTATCAGGCTTGTTTAGAATCCGATATAACTCAACTCTCTATTCCGAAGTTTATTACCAAAGAAGCCACCAAAGCCATTCAAACGTATCTGTTACCTTCTGTAACCAAACTAAAAGAATTTTTAGAAAGCGAGTATTTGTGTCATTGTTCAACTAAATTAGGATTGTATTCTATTACCGGTGGATTAGATATTTACCGAGATTTATTACAAGAACAAACTATCCAAGGTCTTACACCCAAAGATGTCTATCGTCTGGGATTACGAGAAGTAGATCGTATTACAAAGAGACTTCATGAATTACGGAAACGTATGAAATTTAGAGGCAGTCTTCAAGAATTCTATAAACACTACAATCAACCCTTCCAATCGGGTGACCAAGTGTTGGAGAAATCTAAGAAAATACAAAAAGAAATTTATCACACAATTTACAAACGATATTTTGATGGCTCGTTGCGTGAATCCGATTTGGCCTCGATTCAACGAGTGAGCGATAAGAAATCTAGAATGTATGCGTTTTACATAGGGACTAAACGTAGAGGAACCTACTATGTAAATACCAATCAACCGGAAACCCTCAATCAACACGAACTAATGACTCTCACGTTACATGAGACTATTCCAGGACATCATTTACAGCTAATGACTCACAATCGCTCTAAAAAGCTACCTCTCTACGTTCAACGAATGAATAATACAGGATTTGTGGAAGGATGGGGATTGTATTGTGAGAATTTCACCGATTTACATACAGACAAAGAAATGATTTGTAAATATCAGATGGAATTACAGCGAGCGGTTCGGTTGGTTGTGGATACCGGAATCAATGCATTCAAATGGTCTTATAAAAAATCCTTTGATTATATGCGGAAACATTTGGATTACACCGATGAGGTGATTCGGAATGAAATTATACGATACATTTGCACTCCAAGTCAAGCGTTGTCTTACAAAGTGGGGGAATTGACCTTTTTATTTTTACGCGATCGTTATTTGAAAAAGTATCCCGGAGATATCCGAGGGTTTCATAAGCTAATGTTTGACATTGGTCCGTGTTCTTTAGATTTATTAATTAAAGAATGTATTAAGAGAAATTTATAAAAGATAATATTGATATAGTATATAATGACTGTTCCTTCCGTTACCTCGGGTTATGAATTTTACGATGGTGGAGCAAATTCAAACCCTACTTATGCGAGTATTGAAAGCTGTAATGCCTATGGTTCCTTTACAGGAGGTTCAGTTACCGGAGGTGGTTATCGCCGTAGAAAGAAGCGTCGTTCAAAGCGTCGTTCTAGAAAACCACGTAGAACCAAGAAGCCTCGTAGAACCAAACGCTCCTCTACCAAGCGTTCCTCTACCAAGCGCAGAACCCGGAAGAGTCGGTCTAAGCGTCGTTAAACTTTCATTGGAGCACTCAATCGCCCATAACATTCATACTCGTCTAGTGTAAACATATCTTCTGTAATACTATCTATATCGGTTAATGAATCAGATATAGTTAGAGTTGGAAACAGTTTGGGAACGCGTTTCAATTGGGTTACCACGGAGCTATCGTGTTCTTGATATATATGTGTGTCACCTAAAATATGATGTAGCTTTCCGGGTTTGTATCCAGTTAGCTTAGCTAGGATACACGTCAAAAATGCATAGGAGGCTATATTAAAGGGAACTCCTAAAAACATATCACCGCTTCTTTGATACAGTTGACACGATAGGGTTCCTTGTTCTTGATCTACATAAAATTGAGATAAGATATGACATGGAGGCAAGGCCATCTTATCTAAATCCCGAACATTCCACGCGCTAAGTATCAATCTTCGGGACGTAGGGTTGGTTTTGATTTCATTGAGTAACCATCTCAACTGATCTACTCCTTTATTTTCGTAGTTTGTGTATCGGTCTTTGTAATCGGCTCCAAAATGTCGCCACTGGAATCCATAGATGGGACCTAAATCATTTTGTTCGTAAGGTAAGCCACGGGATTCTAGATAGGCTTTGCTAGAATTTCCATCCCAAATGTGAACGTGTTTATCTTGTAGCAGTTGATTATTAGTGGATCCTTTGATAAACCAGAGTAATTCTCTCAAAATAGTTTTGTATCCCATTTTCTTGGTTGTGAGCAAGGGAAAACGGTCTAGTGAAAAAGTCATCTTGGCGCCAAAGATGGATTTCACAGAACCATTCCGAGTTTCAACGAGCCTTCCTTGTTTCATAACTTCATCTAATAAATGAAGATAGTGAAACTCATCCTTATTTACCAAAGATGTTTTCTGATATACGGTAAAAGTTAGAGATAAACTCTTTACACAGTAGTCTTGTGTGAGTGGGTCATAAATACGTGTATTGGCTCGTTCGGTTCGTTGTTTGATGTTGGTTACCTTGGATAGGAGAGGTGAATAATCAAAATAATGAGATTGTTCGTTACCTTCCCAATCATCCTGTATTTCAGTTATATACAATTTATTGAGTGTGTCAGAGTAATGTTCTACACAGTGTTGATAAATCATAGCTCCACCAATCACAAATACCTCACCGTAGTCGGATTGGATTTCCTTACAATGCGCAAAGGCTTTCTCTAAACTGTCCTTATGACATACATCGGGTAAACAGTGTGCGTGATTTTTGGTAACTACTATCGTGTATCTTTCCGATAGGGGTTTTTTAGGTAAGGATAACCACGTATTGTATCCCATAATAAGTATATTTTGTTTAGGTAAGCTATGTCCTTTGGTGACTTGACTAAAATAGTGTAAATCATTGCTAGAGGTAGCATACAAATCATTTTCTTGACCGAGTAACCCCTTTTGATTCACACATGCGATCAAATTATACATCTTATAGAGTCTAGGATATTTATTATTTTAAGTATAAAAATCTAAGGTAAAGTATAACCAATGCCACAAATTAAAGTCAAGGATTCTAATACTGGTAAGATATTTTCTATAGATTATGAGGATGATGATAATATTCAGGTTCTAAAAACTTTTCTAGAATCAAGGGGATATGAACCGGGTATGGAGTTATATTATGATGATAACATTTCGTCAGGTAATGTGTTACAGGATGTGGTACATATCTCCACTTTAAACGAACCAGGTAAACCCCTTG